CTTTCAGGAGTTCCGCTTACACATCAACCAGTTATATCCCCAAATATAACTTTTTCAAAACTAGAGGCGTTAAAACAATTATCAACATTCCAAAGGATAGTAAAATATACTTTACAGATAATGACGTCGAGTCCGAAATTATCATACCAAGAAACGCAAAATATGATATAATTAGTATGAAAGAAAACAAAGGTGGCATTGTCTTAGAAATGAATTTAAGAGAGGAGTGATATTATGGAATTATCAGAGGCTCTAAACTTTGTTGACTCTTTAAATCTGGATGAAAAACCTATAAATTTTTCAGAGTTTACTGATGAACAATTACTGAACATAAGTATTACGCTTGACTTGCTTTCATTAGATGAGGCTAAAGCATTCGAGTTAGAATTAAATAAGCGACAGCTTACAGAGAGATATTTTTCTATGAGAAAACCTAAAACTAGCGCTTAGAACAATCTAGGCGTTTTTATTATGCCCGAAAGGAGAACTAATGAACAAACGCATCAAGAAAAAGCGTGAGCTATATGATCGATTGAGGAATTTGGATTGTGCTGTGGATTACTTAATCAGCCAAAACAATCAGCTGTGGAACATTGTGGATAGATTAGAGAAAATCAGTTCACAAAATGTAAAAGTTACTAACAGCCGATTTGATGAGATTGAGAAAGATATCCAGGAACTCAAGAAGCCACGTAAAAAGTCGTGGTTTGCTTTCAGATAAGGAGGTGATCCGACATCTTGACTGGTAGGAATAGACTACTAGAAAACCAATATAAACCACTATAAACCGTATGGAATCCCATGCGGTTTTTTGCTTGACTTTATCCGCAGTCGGTAAAGAACGGAAGATAATACCTAATTTTAGGAGGAATTTAAGAATGGCGGAAGACATTCAAACACAAACTGACCAGTCAGTAAATGCTGGAGAAACCGTTGAGTCACAAACTCAAGAGCAATCTATCAAGACTTTCACTCAGGAAGAAGTGACTGGTCTTGTCGCTAAAGAGTCCAAGAAAGCACAAGAGAAAATCTTCAAAGACCTAGGGTTTGAAAATTTCAAGAGTGCTAAAGAAGGACTTCAACAACTCAAAGAGTGGAAAGACTCACAAAAGAGCGAGGCTGAAAAACGGTCAGAGGCGCTTGCTGTTAAAGAGAAAGAGCTAGAACTTGCTTTGTCGGACAAAAAGAACCTGGAAGCAAAACTGTCAGCTCTGACTTTGGGAGTAAATGCTGAGTCTGTTGACGATGTCATCACTCTATCTGCTCGCTTGGTGACAGATGAGGTATCTATTGAGGATGCTATCGGCCAAGTATTGCAGAAATATCCTCAATTTGGTCACGCAGAGCAAGCTGAGGAGAAGAAACCAACATTCTCAGTCGGAGGCAATCCAACGGCTGAAACAAATCGAGAAGATGCCTTTATGAAGGCATTAGGACTAACAAATTGATAGGAGAATAATCAATGACAATTAACTACATCACTAAACACGAGGGCACGTTTGAAAAGAAATTGATGCAAGGTGCCCTTACAAGCATTTTGGAAACACCACGGGTAGACTGGTTGGGCGCTAAATCGTTTGAATTACCTACGATCTCTGTAACAGGCTATAAGACACACACACGCTCTAAGGGCTACAATGCTGGGACTGTTTCAAACGACAAGAAAGTTTACACTCTCGGTTTTGACCGTGACGTTGAGTTCTTTGTAGACAAAGCAGACGTAGACGAAACAAACCAAGAGCTTTCAGCTGCCAACGTATCTAACACATTCATCACTGAGCACGCAACTCCAGAAGTTGACGCTTACCGCTTTTCTAAACTCGCAACAGAAGCTATCACAGGTACACACTTCAAGTCTGAAACTGACTTGTCAGAAGTGAATATCTACTCACGCTTGAAAGCTGCCCTTTTGCCAGTTCGTAAATACGGCGCCCAAAATATCGTTATGTACGTTTCAAGCGAAGTAATGGACTTCCTAGAACGCTCTAAAGACTTCACACGCTCAATCGCTACTACATCACCTCAAGGCATCGACACCCGTGTTACTTCGCTTGATGGAGTTCAAATCATCGAAGTTTGGGATGATGCACGTTTCAAAACTAAGTTTGACTTTACGACAGGTTTTGTCAAAGCGTCAGATGGTAAAGATATCAATTTCTTGATCGTTGCTAAGCCAGCAGTTATTGCAAAGGCTAAATTCAACTCAATCTATCTATTCGCTCCTGGTCAACATACGGAAGGGGATGGCTATCTGTACCAAAACCGTCTTTATCACGACCTTTTTGTCCTTGACACTAAAAAAGATGGTGTCTATGTATCTCATAAATCAGCTTAACAGGAGGTGAAATATGAAGAAGTACGAGAAAAACAATCAAGTCTACACTGTTCAGGAGGGCAGTGAACTTGAAATTCAATTGATTGCTGATGGGTTTAAGGAGAAGAAAGAGGAAAAAGACTCTGTCTCTGACCCTTACAGTAAAATGACCGTGGATGAATTGAAAGCCCTTCTTGAAGAACGCTCTATTCCACTTCCAGAGGGAAAAGTTACTAAAAAGGATCTTACAGCCCTTTTAGAAAAAGGTAACGAGGAGTAGTAAACTAAATGGCTAAATACAAAGCAACATCAAACGTAGTCTTTACTGGTGATGAACTAGATCAATCCTTTATCGAAGGTGAAATCTATGACTTGCCAGTTAAGTCTGCAGATGATTTGAATAAACGTGGTGCATTGTCGCACCCAGAAGCAAGCCCGTTTTTGGTACGGGTTGACAACAAAGAAGAAGAGACAGAAGAGGTTGGAGCATAGTCAGCCTCTTTTGTTTTTAAAGGAGGTATGACATGGACTATTTGTCTTACGATGAATATCTTGAATTAGGTTTTGATGTGACAGATAAATTTGACAAATTATACAAGCGGGCAGAAATGGCCGTTAATTTGTATATTCGCAATTTCTATGCATACAAGGACTTTGACAGTGACTTTGAACCACGGAAACAAGCGGTTAAGAATGCAGTTGCTAACCAAATTGCATACTTAGAGCGAACTGGTGTAATGACTGCAGAAGAAAAGCAATCACTTGCAAGCGTGACAGTTGGTAGAACCACTGTAAGTTATCAGAATAGCTCACAGAACGCTTCTACTGGCAAGCGGTATAACTTATCACTTGACGCTGAAAACTGGTTGAATATGGCTGGTTTTAACTACAGTGGGGTTTGCTATGATCGATAAACGAATGCTAGTAGACGAAGCTATCATCAAGAAGCGCATCGGCATGGACGAGTGGGGCGCTGAATTGTTTAGCGAAGACTTGTATATCAAGCCTTGCCGGTTTGACCAAAGTACAAACCACGTACAATCGCAGAAATCTGGTGCAAGCAAGAACCGCATGGTTAACTATGTAGGTGTGCTGTACATTGATACAGACTACTGCAATGTAGAGATTGACAAATCTTACATCGATGGTCAGTTGATTGTAGACAATCAGGCCTACATTATTAGTAAGATTATCCCAAACAGACACCCGATGAACAAGCGCATTTTGACTTACGAAATCGAGGTGATCTAATGGGCATCACGATTAAAGTTGATTTGAGCGGAGCTAATAAAAAAGTGTCTGGCGCTAGTCTTAAAAAGGCAGAGTACGCAATAGCTAACCAAGCAATGCTAGATATGGAACAGTTTGTGCCAGTCAAGAGTGGGCATCTACGTGGCACTGGTCATGTAGATGGCAACAAGATTATCTATGATACGGTCTACGCTAGAGCGCAGTTTTATGGTGGAGCATATAACAAAAAACGCTCTTGGCACTGGTCTAAAGGCAAAACGGCTGGAACTGGCCCACGATGGGATAAGAAAGCCTCTGCTATGTATGGTAGCAAGTGGGCTGATAAAGGTAAGGAGGCTATGGGATTATGACGAAAAACATCGGTAAAAACGACTTTTTGGAACAACTCAATAGCTTTATCAATACACTCAATCTTCCTATCCCTTGTCGTATGGACTACTTAGACGAGGACGAGAGCCTTGCATGCTATCCATTAGCTGGTGGGAAAGTCAATACACTCTACATGGACGAGGCAAAGGATGTAACACTGCCTTTTGAAATTGCAATCAAAACAAAAAGTCACAACAAAGCCAACACTTGTATCTGGGCCATTAACGAGGCACTTTCAGAATTTAATCTGGAATTGCCAAGCAAGAATGGCTCATATGAGTTTGACAATCTAACAGTCACTATGCCGTTTTTAAACGACAGAGATGATCAAGGATATTACATCTACTTACAAGATATTCAAGCGAATATCACAGTATTTTCAAAATGAAAGGAACATAATTAAAATATGGTACGTAACAAGAACGCCCTACGAGGGCATTTTATCGCACAAGTAACTGATCCAAAAGTCGAACCTGAAAAATCAGCTTACATGGAACTAGCAAAATGGATCGAAGACGTGGACGATGACACAGATGAAACCACGACATCTACAGCCTATTATGACGGTGATGGTACTGAAGAAACTACCGTGACTGGTGTAAAAGGGTCATATTCGTTCAAGGGAACATATGATAGCGAAGATCCAGCCATGAAGCACGTCGCTAGTTTGAAATACAAAACTAACAACGACCGGCTTGTTTGGCATAAAGTTATAGAGTCCGACAAGAAAACACAACACGTCGGTATTGCTACAGTGTCAGGCATCGTTGCTGGGTCTGGTGCTGCTGCGAACTACGAAGACTTCAAGTGTAAGATCTCGTATAACTCTATTCCAAAGACATCAGCAGTCGTAGAATAACGTGAAGCGTCTCTATTGAGGCGCTCTTTTTTGTGTAAAAAGGAGGAAAAACATGTCTATTTCAATTGAATTAAAACGCAATTATATCCCTATCAACATTGGAGAAATTGAACTCCAATTCGACACATCGCTTGAGAATATCTCACGGCTTTCTACGCTTCAGCAAGATATCGCTGATCGCTTCAACAAGTATCAGTTAGAATTGCTGGAACGTTCAAACAATGGGGAATTTGACGACCTCAAAGAGGGAGTTATCAACAAGCAAGTCATTGATGAAGCATTTGACATTCAGAAAAAAATGACAGAGATCAAGTATGACGTGTTATTCGGTGACGGGACGTTTGCTAAACTCTACGAGCGCTATCCAGACGTTGAGTCTTTGGACTCAGCATTCGATGATGTAGATACATTCCTAGGCGCAGACGCGGACGGACTCGACAAACACACCCCCACCGAACCGTCCCGGCCCCCCACACCCCCCCACACTCCGC